GAAATCTTCAGTGTCCATGTCGCCAAAGTCTTTTTGTGTAGGCAAACATATTTTAATTTTTTCAGGATTATAATAGTTTAATAATTTTAAATAGTTTTTTATGCTTGCTTCTAATCCTCTATTACGAGAAGATGTTTTGTCGTTGTTCAGTCCAATAACAAGATTGTCTACATTCAAAGATAGTGTTGCGCAGATTAGTTTGGTTGATATATCAAGACCAAATGTTACAAGTACGTTTTTGAAACCTTGTTCGTTTAGATTTAGTAGGTCGCCAATACTTTCCACGAAAATGATTGTGCGAGTATCATTGATTGCATCAACCGTCTGCGCGTTCGCGTAGAGGGGATAAATCCATCCTTTCTTGCGCCCCACATGCTTCCACTTGGGTCGACCATCTAAACTGCTCATATCACGCCCAGAAAAGCCGTGAATTTGATGATGCTCATTGTAGATAGGAAAGATGAATCGATTGTTCAATTTTCCTGTTGTGGCATATCCACCTTTGAGTGATTTTAATGTTTCTGTTGAGATGCCTTTGTCGTTATAGAATTTATAATGAGGCAGCAATCTATCCAAACAATCTTCTGGGTATATTTCTTCCATTTCTAGTTTTTCTGAAAATGTTAATTTGTTATAATTTGAGCCAAGATCATCTTCTTCGATAAATTCTTTGACTTGTTTTGTGTCGTTTGTTCCAAGAGTAATTTCCACCAATCGTTTGAAAGGTGAGAACGAGCTGTTTTGAACATGATCTTTCCATACTCCTGTGTTCTTGTAAATTTGTATGGCTGTCTTATTGTCTCCGTTTCGAAACAATGCATTCGTTTGCCAATATGCTCCACGATCTGCCAGCTTGTATCCAAGCCGAACAAGTGAATCTTTTATTTTCTCGGGTGTCATGTTTACAGATTAGGAACTTCGTCCCTCATGTCTTCTAATATTCCAACACCTTCTGAATCCATGTGTTCAACCATGTCTACGAGATCTCCTCTTTCTTGAATGCTAAAATTTTCCATATGAAGATTGAGATAATTTTTTCTCTTGCTTCCGTCTGGCATTTCTACGGGTTGTAGCGCTCGATGAACATCTCTACCAAGCCAGCGATATTTTAAGCAAATCAATTTGTGCGTTCCAAAACCTTCTGGTTCTTCTTGTATCTCGTCCATAGTTTTTTGGCGAAGCAAAAATAGGTGAGAACAGAATTGTGTGATCTGGTCAGAAAGAGATACGATACTTTCATCATCTACTACATTATCTGAGCTTCTGTTGTTGGTTATACCAAGACGATTACTTTGAACACTTGTAAGCATTGCCACTGTCGGCGCACCATTGAAACACAATTCTTTTTGAATGAGCTGTTTAAACTTGTCAACCATTCTACCAACTGTTTCCCAGCTGCTTGCACCATTCTGTCGTTCGTATGTTGTTTTGATATAGTCAAAACTAAAGATCATAGGATTTCCGCGGCCAACTTCCGAATAATAAAATCTTCGAATGATATTCAACATGCTGTCGATACTATGACCCGCAACATTGTAATAGTAAAATTTAAAGTCTTTGACTCGATTCCAGGTGTCACGCACTTTTTGTACAATCTCTTCTCCTGCTTGACGCCAACGCCCTGTTTCAAGAAGGTGCATTGGTACTCCTGATAACGCAGAGCATTGACGAACAATCAATTCTTCTTTGCTCATTTCTCCATTATCAAAGTGAAGAATTGGTACATTATTATTTATTGATGATACTTTCGTACAAAAGTCCATACAGAATTGTGTTTTACCAACACCTGCACGAGCCACAACAACAGTTATGTTTCCTGGGCGAAGCAACGAGCCATACAATTCATTTACTCGTTCATGTGGACCCATCAGTCCGAATTGATCGATTGGGTTGTTTCCGCGCTCTTCAATAAACTCTTCCATGTCATCAAACAAATTCTCAGGCTTGTTTGATCCAATCTCATATAAATTTACTTTGTCGTTGTATATTTTATCTGCTTCACTAACAATGTCATCAAATGTTGCGCTTGATGATAATGTTTTCATGTTCTTTGCTACTTCGATAGATGAGTCATGTATTTCGCGACGAACAGTTATCTTCTTTAATTCTTGCGCTGCTTTTAGTACGCCATCTTTTGAAATCTGACGCATTGATAATGCTTTGATATAATCAGCAATATTGATATTGTCTTCGAATGAAATGTTGAGTGATTGTACTCGTTGAGCGAGCAACACTTCATCAAGTGCGTCACCTGCTTCTAGAGCTTGCCGTAAAACACAGAATATTGTTCTGTTGACAATTGTATTTTTATCAAAAAAATCATTTTGATCTATGAATGCAGCTACCAGAGGATAACTCTCTGGGTGTTTAATTAATCCTGCAATTAAATGTTGTTCGAGTTCGTAAGAATAAACCATTCTTACATCTTATCAGAAACCCTGCTAAAAGTCAAGGGGTTTCTTCGTCACCAAAATCTTTTGGAAAATTAAGCTCTATTTCCTGTGCGGAAACTTGCTCAAGATATTGCTCAAGGGCTTTGCGTAGCCCCATCTCTACAATGGGGGATGTTGCTTTGGTAATTACAGACGGTAATCCTTGTTGATTAACAAACGAAAGAATAAATCCGCTGTCTCCATTGGTTGAACCTGTAAATTCAAACAATTGATTGATCATATTTTCTGGCAAATTAAAGTTTCCCAAATTCTCGGGGTCAATGAAGTCGTCGCTCATATTTATATATTACACGAACTATAGAATAACACCAAAAGTTTTGAAAAGTTTTTCACTCAATTCGTCTCCATCGTATATTTCAACGAGTTGTATATCGTTCAATTCACAGAATTTTAATTTGTCTTGATCGCGCTTCAATTGATTAATATAGTTGATTTTATTTTTGCCGTGAAAGAAGGGAACATATTTTGTGTGTTGTTTACCTTGAACTTCAACGGCTATTTTTTTGTTGGCATTATAAAAATCGAGCGACAGTTTAGTTCCTGCAACAGGGAATTCTTCAAACACGATATGATTGCTCCAATACTTTTTTAAGAATTGTTTTGCGTTGTACTGTATTTTGCTTCGACTTTTTCCGTCCCAGTCAATCAAGTAGTTTTTTGCTTTTTTAACAGTGCGAGTTGCGCCTGTTAATGTTTTAAAGCGCATTTGTCAGCTTCTTGAAGTCTTCGTATAGAAAGTCAGATAGCTTTTCATTTTCTTCGAGAAAGTCAATGAGTCTCTGTTCGCCCTGAAACTTTTCATTGATCTCAAACTTTTTGTCTGAGAGCTCTTTGATTAGATCTTCTGATACAGATATCCAGGCGCCCTTTTTGTCAATCAAGTTAAAAAGATACAACATGTCTAATATCTCACGAGCGCGCCAAACAGACTTTCCGTCTTTTTGTCCATACTTGATTGGATATCTTACAGTTGATCCTGTTTTTTCATTGACCGTTTTGCGAAATCTAATTTTACAATAGTGTCCAATTGGTTCGCCTTTTTCGTCGAGTTTGGTTGCGGTTGGATTTTTGAATATAAGATCCGAGTTGTATCGCTCTTCAAATTCAAGAATAAAGTTTGCATAGTGTTTGATTGCATTTCCTCCTGCTTGCTTTACTTTTGGTCCGCCTCGAGCAGCATATGGATTGGTTGCCACTTCCACACGAACTTGACTAGTAAGAATCATGGTGTGTCCCATCTTAGTGATTGGCAAAACCATCTTCTTTAAGAACACAGATGTAATCAATGCTCCACCTGCGACCTGCTCGCTTTCTGCAAATGGCTTGTCAATATCACCAACTCTGCACAATGCATCCACACTATCAACAATAAACATGTATCTTTTATCGTCTTCATTATTAAATACAAGCTCGCGAATCAACTCAAATACTTTTTCAAAAATGTTACAATCAAAACAAAAGAATTTTTCTGGATCAGTATCAATACCTGATCGTTCAATCATTTCTGGGCTAAAGCGACCCTCACTTTTGATATAAATGATCATTCCTTTTTTGCCAAAATGTTTTTGGAAGTTGCGTGCAAATGCCATAGCACAACTTGTTTTGCCGCCTTCGTTGATTCCTGTGAATCGATGCGCTCCACTTGGAAGTCCGCCGCCAAGTGCAATGTCTAAATTTAGACTGCCACTTGGAATCTTATAATCTTCACCTTCAAAAAAATTGTAGTGATACTTTTTATTATCTTTGTCAGATAGAAACTTTGCTATTTGATCTGTTGTTTGTATTTCTTTAGTTTTGCTCATCTATAAATTGTCGTATTGTTTTTGGTTTTTTCGAGAAGAATTTGTCATCTCCTGTTTTCTCTCCCAGCGGTATTTCTATCTTGGGTGGAATTTTGTAATTGAATTCGCGGTATTTCTTTTTTATTTTTTCTAGTCCATAGTCAGATCTAAGCATTGCGAGGGATGGAACTTTATCAATTGTCATGCGCTGCCAGAACTCTTGACTTGGAAACATCTCAAGTAAATCATTGAGGAGTTTCATTTCGCGAGCCCAAAACATACGCTTTTGCTTGTCAGGTTCGATTACCAGTTTTTTGATTAAATCTCGTTTGTTGAGTTTTTTCACTCAACTAATTTAACCTATATTCGTTAAGATGTCAAGCAGAAAAAAAGTAATTTGGGCGATGTTTGCGATAATCCCTGTTACTCATTCTTGAATCAATCATGGAAATGATTTTTTTATTGTATGCCGCTTCAAGCTGTTGTTGATCGCGATCAGGACATTCTTTATCGATTTGTTCGCTCAATGTAATAAATTTACTTATTTGGTCTTGTGTATAATCATCTTCTTTTTGAAACATATGTTTTCCACTGATAGAGGATGGAACAATCAATTCAAAGTGTTTGTTATCGATAGAATGTATTTGTACCGCGAAAAGTTTTTGATTTTTGATCGCAAGATTTTCTTCAAGCAGTTCATTCTTTTGGTCAATGAGTTGCGCGATTTTGTTTTTGAGTTCTGGATTTGGATCGGGAATTGGTGTGTTTCGCAACTCTTCATTTTCTGCTTCGAGTTTTGCTACAAGCGTTTCAAGATCCGAGTTTTTATTTAACAATTCTATTTTTTCGCTTTCAAGCTCTGCAGTTTGATCTTCTAGATTTTGTTTTTGTGTTTCAAGATTCGCGGTGGTCGATTCAAGGTTGATTCGATTTGCGTCAAGATCTTTGTTTGTTGATTCTAGCGCTTGTATTTGATTTTTTAATTTTTCAAATTGTTCTATATTTATACATATTTCTGATTTTAATTGTTCTATTTTTTCTTTGTTTTCTTTGTGATTGCCGAGAACTTGTTTTATTTGGCGCGCACTTTTTATTGTTTCATCTGCTTTGCTGAGTATTTTATTTTTTTGTATTTTTATTTCTTTTATTTCATCTTCTGCAATTTGTTTTTGATTGATCAATTGTTCAAGTTCGGCTGTTATTGCACTTGTGTCTTCTTGTTCAAGTAATTGTTTTTGTGCTTCTAGTTTTAGTTTGCGTAGTGTTTCTTTGCTGTCTGAAATTTCTTGTTGATATTTTTTGATTTGATTTTCATTGAGTTCAATCATTTTGCGCTCTTGCTCAATATCTTTTTTACGCTCTTCGAGATCAAGTTCTTCTTGTTTAATTGCCTTGCTTTGCAGTTCCATCTCTGCAATCTTTTCAAACACAATCGTTTCATCTTGCATAGCCTTGGGAAATCGCTTGCTCAGGCTGATGTGGGCCGCAAGAACCAATAGTACGGCCAGAGGAT